TATTCTAAATCCTTTGTCCATTTCGGGTCTTTGCCTGATATAGCGTGTCTCTGAGACATAAACGCATAACGTGTTGCAGACATAACGTCGTCCCTAATAGGGATTACTTTTCCACCCTTCCTGTGATACATTCTGAACTCTTCCCACCAGTCCGATAGAGTGCTGAATACTTTGAAGTTATCGTTCTCCATAGCCTGAAGCATCGCCATTAAACCTTCTTCTATGGAATTTGATCCTTTGTTCTCTCCTAAAGCAGGAGGATTTGTAAAATGCTGAAGGATGAAATTACATCCTAGATTACGATACTGGTCAGCCAGACCGGGATTACCCATAGAATCTCGTCTATTGCCATCATGGGGATAAGCAATGGGGATAAAACGGGGTCGAGAACGTATAGCCTCCGCATGAACGGCAGGCGAAGCTTTCGATACCCTGTAACAATCATAGACATAGAACCTATCCTCGTCAACTGCGCCCCATACAACAGCAGTAGGATGGTCAAACCCAAAATCTATGGCTGCTATTCTCGGCCAATGATCCTCAATTTGTATTGGATCAATCATTATCTTTTCTTCATGGACAGGGAAGACAAGGCCAGAGCCTATAGAAGGTCTTCCATATCTCCTCATTTCCCTCTCATGCGGGGAATAGGAGGATAGAATCTGCTCCATTACCAGTTCGTTTAGATGCCCGTTATTCCCTTTCATGGACTTTACTTTCTCAGATGCGTCGTCCCAGGTCGCATTTGTGAGAGACTGCCCTTGCTGGAGGTTATTCATAAACGAAGCTACCGTTTCGGTCATTCCCGCTTCCGGTGTAAAGGTCATATAAACCATGCCTTTACGATCCAGAGTCCTCGTTACCGCTTGACTGTAGATATCTCTGCTTGGTTCCTCATCCAACCAGATGCAATCTACACTTCTTCCCTGCCATTTCTCAACACCCATCTCGTAGGCTTTAAAGAATAAAGAAGAGTTCCCGCCGCTAACGTGCCTGATTAAAGCGACAGCTTTGGCGTTAGGGACTCCCGGTTTGCGTTCAGTTTTTATTATATGGTTTTTCGGTATAGTACCGGAACCGAAAGCATCGGGGTCATCAGGGGAACCCAATAATTCAAATTGTACAATATCTCTAGTTGTTTCGTTAGAAACGCCACCGGCCCATGCTATGATGGGCTGAGAATATGTTCTGCCTTCCCACCATTCGGGGTATAATCCCGTTAAATGATAGGACAATTCCATGCTTCCACAATAGGATTTTCCTATGCGGTTGGCAGCCATCAAGAGTCTTTGGTTAGCTTCTTTTCCCGTCTGGTGAAACTTTAGCTGATAAGGGTACGGATCATAAGAGTCAATCCTGGCGTATCGTTCCCTTTGCCGAAGTTCTCGTTCTAAATTTAACTCTCTTTCAATGTCTTTGTTTGCGGAGGCCATCTAGCTCCCTTTGGATATCTGCTGTACTCATTCTTTCGACAGACGTTGTTTCAATCCTTTCAACAGGTTTAAGGCCACTTCTGTCCAGAAGGTCTTTTACCGCGCCAAGTCTAACCGATTCCGACTCAGCCGATTGGGCTAGTTCTGACAGGAGGTACAAAGCTGCGGGTATACGGTCCTGAAGAATTATCTGGACATTTTCGTATATCTGCTCTTTTAATAGTTTCTTTAGCTCATATCCTTTCTGATTAGCAGTCTTCTCAGAGTACCCTGCTTCAATAGCCGACTGGGTAGCGTTACCAGTACGGCAATAGTAGTCAATGAACTTGTCTTGTTTTTCAGTCATCTCTTTCTCAAGCCTTTGAGAGTTTTTGCTAATCTCGCTCTCTGGCCTACCTTCCCCTTACGTTTAACTGCTTTGTTTAACACAGATGTGGGAATCTTCTTTCCCTTTGGAATTCCCAAATCCTTGTGTAATTGTCCTGGTTTTTTAATAGCTTTCTTTATCCACTTCTTTGCCATGCTAAAGTCTACCGGTGAAACGTCCTGCTCCGGGAGACGGAACAGTAAACGTATGGCCTGCTTCCTTTGTTTTCCTCTCCCACTCTTTTGTCTTTTTCTTTGTTATTCTAGGAGAAGGATAAGGTTTCTTCTTTTTCCTTGCCCAAGCTGCTCTTCCACCACCTTTAGGCCCAAGTCTAGGAGTAATCTCCACGGCTTCGACGCTTAACCTCTTTATAATCTTTTCTAACTCGTCCATTAGAAGCTCCTTTCTTTGCCATACTAGCTTTACCATCCAAAGAGGAGATTACAGTTCATCCCCTCCGCCATAGAACCCATAAGTCGGATGCCATTCCCCTCCACCACTTGGGTCTTTACCCCTCCGCCATTTCTTTACTTGCCTTTCGCTAGGATACTTCTTCCGTCGTTTAGGCCTGCCACCAGTCTCTAACTTCTTGATAACCTTGTCTAAATTGTCCATTAGAGTCTCCTTATGAACTGTAATCTCCCCTTTGGTTTGTGGGAAGGATATATATAAATATATAAAGCCTTCGATGGGGTCCATAGCCTCATTGAGGCACACCACTACGGGCATCGTTACGGTATAGTGCTACCTGCTTTCTGATTCGCGCTTACTCCGAATGCGTACGTAACCAACAGCATAGTTACGACACCTATTCTTACTGTGTGAGTGTGTGAGAACAATATCTTATTCTATAAACCCACAACACATATACATACTAATACATATACACAGTCTATCATATAGAGGAACTAACTACTTGAGCATATATACTGTAACTTAACGTAGATGTTTCGACACATCTACTTATAAGATAACAGCAACTGGCATCTTACGACAAGCATCCTTGCGCGTTCCTTTCGCCTTTTTATGGCTCTTGCCATAGAGTCCGAAAGTCATAAGCGCCGATTCCGCAAAACACCTAAAGGCCGCTCCAGTCACTACAGCGCCGTCAACTTGCCGTAATATGCCAGATAACAACATCTTGTACCATCTCCTACTACGGCTTCGCCTCGACCCAACTACAAGGTAGCGACGATACAACAGTCGCATTTTATTAGCACATATGCTATCGACCCGGGCGGAATAAACGCGACCAACGGCACGCGCAAGCGCGTCTTATTTCCTCAGTCGCTCTTCTCATCACTTACGAAATCAACCTTGCGTATCCAGAAAACTGTTTCGTCATCAACATTACAGATTGTTGACGAAAAACTTTTCTTCACGTCGTACCTGTCATTCTTCGCACTAAAATGTATACATTTCAGTGCAATAATTGTCGCGCAAGCGCGTCTTTTAATACGGAAAGAATGCCCTATAGATTATACCTGCGCAAGGCGACCAGATACAACGTGATACATTGTATCTGATCGAATTTGTAAGTAATGAGATGTCATTCCTTGCGGGACGATACGCTCCCTTTGGTTTAACATTTACATACACAGCAGGAGACAGAAAGATGGTTAAGACTATCAAGTGTGTTCATGAAGTACAGTTTAATTGGATTTGGTTCTACCCGTTAGATGGCTCTGCTTCTTTCAAAATTCATCAAAATGATGAGAATATGAGTTCTTATTTAGCTTCCTCAACAGAAAGAAACATAGATGGAGATCATAGTAAGATTCAAGATATTTGGAAAGGTCGGGTTCGTTACCTTAATTCAATTTGTGAACAGCAACAGCTTCAGATTGATCAGTTAATTGAAGAAGTTAAGAAACTCAACGCTCAATAACAACAGGAGACAGCAAGATGAACTCAAACCCTTTTAGTATTTCAATACCAGTATCAGTTACAGCCGTACTGTTTAAGATGCGCGACGAGATCGGTAGGTTACGCAGAGATAAGCGTAAAGACGAAGCGTGCTACATCGTTCTTTTAAAGGAAATCGCAGAACTCACGCTACAATGCAATAAACTAGCGCTTGAGAACAGCGCTCACCTTAAACGCATCCACGAACTATATGGTACACTGGACGAATAGAATTTGTACCCCTGACGGACGGCAGGGAGCTGTACCGTCCAATTCACTTAAATCAACTAACTGGAGATAGTAACATGGCTGAACAAACAACAGCCCCTGATGACGTAATGGAAATCGACCCTGTAAAATATGAATTAATCGGATGGTCGATTCAGCAAACAGCAGCAAGTTCAACATTCTGGGCACTGCACAATCACCTCACTAGTACACGCAGTCACTTACGTCTAGAGTCCGCGATACCTACCATAGACGACTGGAACGCTCACGAAGATAGGCTTCGCGGGAAAATTCGGCAACATGACGAAATGGTAGAGCATGGAGTCGAAGAACTGCCTGAGAATGTGATCACTCCGATGGAAAACGCCTCACGTTGGAAGTACATTTGGGATTGCACCATCCAACGCAACACCACGCACTGGGCCTGTAACGACGGATACGCTCCATACGACATCGTTAGCTACTACGCATATCGAATGGGCAAGCTCGCCAAGAACCAGCCCACTGAGGAAAACCTTCGCAAAGCGTGTGAAGAAGCAGCATCTCAAAACCGTGCCTTCGACGCAGATACACTCTTCAAGGCCCGTAACCGCACCAACAAACAGGCACTCGTAAATGCCAATGAGATCGGTGAGGAAATATGTTTGATGTTCCCCTCGCTTGAGATCATCGAGAAACTGCCCTCCGATTGGGAGGAGCAGTGGTTGTGGGTCGAGAGCGGTGCTGCTAAATCAATCATGGGAGATTACACTAAATCCCTAGAGGAAATCGTGAACGACGGGTTCATTGCGTTCCCCGAGCAAGCCCGAACCATCTAACCCTCCTGCAACTTCGCCCCGGCCGCAAGGTCGGGGCTTTTTTTTGACCTGGAAGAGTCTCATGCAAACAGCATTCGCCGAGCTCCGGTTCACAAGGGGCAGCAAGCTGACAGCGATACACAAACGGCCGCTTCCCCTGGCGAACCTCCATCGGCTCACTATGGCAATCGACCAGCTAAACACCTCGCAAGATTACACGGTGCTAACAACATGAAACACCAAACAAATAACACCTACCTGACACCATGGCAAACAACCGCCATGGCGCACGCCCAAAATAGCCCGTGATCCAGCCACACAACAACGGCAAACGATACGGCCAACACAAACCTAACAACACAACACGCTTCGACATACGCGAACTTGATTGAGTTATTCCACGCCCCACCCGGGAGGACCGTCAATCGTTTTATTGAGGCGAAAAAAGTCAACTATTTTAAAGGCTAATTATATTGTTTTTTGCATAGAAAAGTAATATAATTAATCATTAAAAAGTAAATCCCTCAATAGGACGTAAGTATGAAAATTACTAATGAAATAGTAGAAGAAATATA